TAAACTAATCTTTGATAAATGTACCGTCTACAGTCTTTCCACTTCTATTAGATATTTCTACCCATGCAGCTTCTAAACAGTCTTCTATTCTTAATTGATTCTGCTCTGCGAGTATAATTAAAGTAACCATTACATCACCTATGCCATCAATTAATTTAGGGGTATTCTTCTTCAATAAAGCAGATGCTACTTCTCCTACTTCCTCGGTTACCTTTGCCATTTGTGCAAATGAATTTTCTTTTTTCAATAGGTCTTTATCCTTAGCCCATTGTACTACTTTTTCGATTGTTTGTTTCATGTTTATTTGGTTTTAGTTATTATTCAAATTCTTCACACCAACTATCAATACATTCTTGCTTATCTCCATGTTTAAAAAATGCAAATTCGCACTCTTGCTCATTTATCCTTATCACAACCCAATCTTTACCTTCTGATTCTATAACTGAATCACAAAGATCAGATCTTCTTCCAAAGAATCCATTACAGTAAGAGTTTTTTATTATAAGACCAACGTTATTCATGATGTTTAGTTTTGATTTAAGTATTTGTACGAATATTAATTCAAAAGGTTACATTTTTAATTCATTTTTGAATTATATTCTTGTTTTAATCTATCTTCTAATTCAAATACTTTCTGCCACTCAGGTTTATTGATTATTTCACTTCGCGGATTGTTATCGAAAATACTATGACACCCAGTTCCTTGTATATTATAACACATTATTCTGATATTATCAAGATTAAGTCTAAATCTCTCATACCTGCCTTTTCTGAGTATATGAGCAAAGTTTGAATGAGTCACAAGGCTAAGTCTTTTTCCGCACACAAAGCAAGTAATAGGATTATCCTCAAATGAATCTAATATAACTTGGAATACATCTTTTTCTCCTGTAGCTTTAAATACTTGTTTTTTAGCTACTGATTTACCTTCCGATTTCTTTTTAGCTTGTTTAAGTTCGTAATTACATCTTTGACAATAGCCTTTTTTAACAGCTATAATACCTTCTTTATCGCATTTTACGCAAATTCCGTGATGTGGTTGAAACATATTATTTTAAAAGTTTAATGTGAACTCCTGGATTATTTTTATCGTATTGATATGGCTTAAAAGATGGAATCAGAAAATCCGCAGAATCATCTTCAATCCAATTATTTTCAGTGAATAAATCTTCGCAAGTTTGAGCCGCATTACAATAATCAAACCTATGCTTGCTTCCCCTTACAAATGTAAATTCAACTTTAAATGGTGGTTTTAATCCATAATGTTCAATAGCATTCCTAAATTCAATTCCAAAGATATTGTATTGCATTTTAGTCACATCTTTATACTTCTTATGATTTGCACTAGGTAAACTAATCTGCTTTCCATTTCTAACAAAGTTTATTCGGCTATTCTTTTTAGATGGAACGTTGTAAGTAATAAACCACTCAGTATTTATCTTATGTTCAAAATCAGGACTATCATTTACCTTTTGTCGGACAATAGAGATAGGTTCTTTTACTTCAATTCCACTAACAGATGCAGCTTTCTTTTTACTATAAGTTCCATCTTCGTTACGAGTAAGTCCCATAGCTTCTAATCTCTCTATTGTAAAACCTAGTTTCTTAGCCATTATCCAAATATTAATTTAAGTTTTTTAAGAGCCTCTGCTTCATCAAATTTAGGAGAAGTAACAAGTAATTGTATATTAATACCATATCTTACTGCTAACCATATAATCTGAGCTTCACTTAGTGTATTCTTTTGAGGCTTATCACTAAAGTATCTTGATAACTGCTCTGGAGCTATCTTGAATCGTCTTTCAGAAGCATCTAACACAACCGCCGAGTTCTTAAATCCAAATCCTACATTGGACGGATATAACTCTTTCAGCCTATCGTGGATATGCTTTTTTAAGACTTTACTATCCTTTACTAATGACATCTAGGTATTCATCTATGTTGTTAATAGCTATATCTAATTGTTTCTCTAGTAAATCATTTGTAGTTTTAGGAAAAGTAAGTCTTCCGATTTCTAATTTAGTTTTACGATCAACAAATGTTTGGAGGTTAAAAAATTCTCCATCGGCGTTTCTCCCTATTGGTTCTTTGAAAGTATCAATAGTAACAATTATGTTTCTTCCGTCTTTTGTTTTTGCTTCTTTAGCGATTGATGCTGTTGGTTTCATGTTTATTGTTTTATGGTTATTTTAAATGTTAACATAGCGTATTTTAAAGTAAATGAATCACTACTCGCTATTACTTCATATTGATTGTACTGAACATAAGGTATTCCTGTCATCAACTTACAATAGTTGTCGTAAGATAATTTTATCTCTAAAACTAAATTTTCAGGAATAATCTCGCACTTTTTTATAAAGTTCTCAGCAAATTCCTTTAAGTTTTCGTATGTTTTTACTTCTTTCATATCTATTCTTTTACTGTTATTTCTCTGTAATATCGGTCTGTATAAGACTCAGGAGATAATACTATCACCCCTTCTTGAGCCACAAAATTGAGGACATTGTCTATAAATTCAGATGTTTCTTTCTTATTCAACTCTGTTAAACTCTTAACCATGTGTTTATCATACTTCTTTTTACCTACTACTACTCTTACTTGATAGCATAGGAACATTGGAGCCATGACTTCTTTATGTAATTCCTCAACTGTAGTATAGTGACTAAAAGATTCATTCTGTAAACAAGTCTTTAGTATAGCCCCCCAGTAATATCCAAATTGAGATACACTAGGACGTTTATGGCGATCTTTAATAGTTAACTCAAACTCTTTTCCTGCTAAGGATTCTCTTTGCTCTTGCCAAAGTTCTACATTGTAAAAACTAATGTTTCCGTTTGGAAGGACGCGTCCGAAATGTTTTATGGTAATATTTGCCATTCTAATTTATCTATGGTTTTTACAAGCAGCCAACTCGTTTCGGTTAAAATATGTTTCGGGCTACTTGCTATCAAATCTACACTAGTAAACGAGTTAGCCCTCGCAAAGTGTTTCCGCCTTTAGAACGGATAGATTAAATTAGAACGCTTCATCATCGTCTTCATCTGCTGGATTGAAAACAATATCTTTTTCAGCTTCAATCTTAACTTCTGACTTAGGAGCTGATTTCTTAGTATTCAATCCATTATCTTGATTTTCTTCTATAACTTCAGCAGGTGCCGCCGATGCGTTTTTAGCTAAATAAGCAGATAAGTATTCTTGTAATTCTTTATCTAGTTCCACCGCCTCTGCGTTAGCTTTATCAGATACTTTTACCGCCGTGTAAATTGGTTCAAAGTAAACTGTTTTGCCTTTTTTCTTTTCAACTACTTCTTTAACCGATACAGCGATATTATTTACGTTATTTTCTTTACAGAACTCAATGAAAGCAGATAATCCTGATCCTCCTAATTGGATATTATATAATCCTAATCCATCCGCTTCTTTCTGCCCAATGTAAACTGATTGATAATACTTTAATCCTTTTGTTCCTAATTTCTCTTTAGCCGCTTCATATAAGCCAGAGAATACGATTCCTTTCTTATTACGAACTGTAATAGTATCAGTCTTAGTACTTCTTACTTCGTTTGAGTAATATCCCATTTGAAGGTTATCATCAAAACCTTTACAAGTACTTAGTGTGTCTAATACTAGAAAGTTGAATGGCATCTTCATAAATACCTTCTCGCCTTTTTCTCCTTTTTCTTTATCGAAATAAAAGAATTGACCTTTGTCTCCTGAGTACTCGTAAAAACGTTTAGCGGGATTTGTTAATTTTTCTGTTGGATTACTTCTTGACATTTGTTTTTGTTTTTATGGTTTATAATTAATTTATACGTTTAATTTTGATATAAAGTTACATACTTTGATTAAAATATGCAAGGAATTTAAAATAATAATGTTTTATCTGTGAAATTACTTAACTTATTCATATTCTTCCTGTGGTACTTTCTATCTACTATCTTAGCTCTGCTTACTGCATTTCCGTGTGTGTGGATAGTTCCTAATTTATTAATAGTTATTTTGAACGTCTCAGATTTAGAAAACATGATATTCATAGCGCCAACGTGTCGCATAATAACAAGTCTTATCTGTTCCTCAGTGTACTTAGGATGCTTATCTTTTAGTTTATGTATTAGTTGAGCGTTTAGCATTACACGGTTACTTTTAAATCTTTGTAATACTTAATACCATTTACTATTTTACCATCTTCTAATGACTCAGAATTAGCTTTTAAATACTCTTTTACTTTACTCTCGTCTACCATTAAGAACTCTTTAGGAACTGAGTTAATATCTACTATTTCATAGGTCCAGGGTCTCCTTACTTTAGATATAACTTCTACTTCAATAGGAGCTTCTTCAATTACTTGTTCAATACCCATTTCTGCCATAGCCGCTAACTCTTCTTCTTTAGCTTTTCTTTCAGCGTCTTTTAATCTAATCCAAGCAATCTTTTCATCTTTAAGATGCTTTAATGCTTCTTCTGAAGATTCAGACACATAAGCCGCCGCCGCATCAACAGCCTTACCTCTCTCGAAGTGTGGTTTCTTTTCAGCTACTCTAACAGACTCTACTGCTTTGATAAGTTCGTTCACTTTACCCATTTGATTCTCACAAACAGCTAGACTGTTCTCATCAGTTACTTTGATTTGTAGGCAGGTTTCAGCCGCTTTGTCGAGTTGTAATTTTACATTCTCGAATTTAAGAAGAGATGACTTTAACTCAGGAGTTTGTACTATCAATTCTTGTAGTGTTACTTTTTCTTTCTTTGCCATGGTTTATTTTTTTAGTGATTTTAGAAAATTAGTTAATTCTTTAGCTAACATAGCTGAATTATATTGCGCGGATTCTATTTGATATAAAGCACTTTTTAATCCTCTTTTAGTTTGAGCCTCAAGGCTAGTTCCGTCTCCTTTTAAACAGATAAATCTGTCCCAAGGTATCTTAACTTCTTTTTTCTTCTTCATAACCACAAAGTGATCTATTTTTACATCCAATACAGTAAAGCAACCTTCCATATCGGATATATGAACTTGACTTCCTGGAATGCAAGGCTTCTTATTCTTAACTAAAACTCCAGCGTTGTAATAATACCAAGGATTATAATATGTATTCATAATGTGTAATTTTAATAGTTAAACGTATAAAAATAAATAAGGTTACAAAAAATTGATTATTTATTCAAATTATTTTTTATTCTTCTCTATTAAGCCTAAACTTATGGTATTGAGCATCTAATTTAGGAATAGGTATCTCATCAGGGAACACTCTTTTATCTAAGTCTGCTTTAATATTAAGCCATATCTCCGCCATCTTACATTTACAGTAGTCTTGGTATATCTTCTTATGCTTATCTTTATCTTTAATACTCTTATCTTGGATGACTAAGTAGTCTGATTTACAATTATCTAATACTTCTTTCTTGATATTTTCATCAATAGACATATCATTTCCAGCCCATTTAAGTAAATCGTAAAGCATGGCTCCTGAGTGTGTATTTGTTATTATCCCACAACCTTCATTATCGTAAAGGTTATAGAACTCTTTTAGGCATATAGCCGATAAAGCTAATCCTATTTCTGATTTAAAATCTACTTTAGAACTCATCTCCATTGCTACTTCCTGTTACTAATCCATTAACTTCATTAATATCAAAATCTTTAAATGCTGAGTATTTACCTTCAAATCTTACATAAACCTTCCCTGTGCTTCCGTATCGGTTTTTAGCCACATTAATTTCACATAGTCCGCGCAAATCCATTCCTGTTTTTGGATCTGTTGCATCAGAATTGTAGTAATCTGCCCTGTAAAGTAACCAAATTTGTACTGCGTTGGCCTCAATAGCTCCAGAGTCTTTTAAATCAGACATTAAAGGATATGGCGGATTTCTCTTCTCTACATCTCTCGATAGCTGAGATAATTCAATCATGCAACAATTCTCTGTTTTAGAAGTCTCTAGTAGCCCATTACATCTATCTCCAACTTGTTCTTCTTTAGATTTTCCAACCGTTTCTTCTTTTGTATTCTTCATTAACTGTAAATAGTCAATCATTACAGTCATAAGTGTACTTAATGGAATACCTAATTGCTTACGAACCTTTCTTATCTTAGTTCTCATATATTGCCAAGTAATACCAGGAGTATCGTCAATAACTAGGTTTCTTTTAATTTTATCTCTTAGTTTCTTAATTCTGATTAAATCTTCATCAGATACATTGCCGCTTCTAATTTGCCAACTATTAATCTCTAGGCAGTTGGCCCAAATATTTTTCATTAGCTGTTTGGCAGGCATCTCTAAAGAAAATATAATCAAAGGCTCTCCTTTATCAACTGCGATATGTTTGGTTATATTGATAATTAAGCTAGTCTTTCCCATTCCAGGTCTTGCTCCAACAACAATAACTTCCTGCTTGGCTCCTGATGTAATTTTATTTAAGTCTTTTATACCATAAGAGTGTCCGATTGTTTCAGATTTACTATTCTGCGCTTCCATTAACTCTTCAAAAGCTTCATCAAAAATATCTTCAACGTGCCTTTCTACTGATAAATTATTCTTAATACTCTCAATGTCTGACACTATTGACTTTAAATCTTCAATAGAACTATTTACATCAGTTATCTCATTACTAAGCTCTGAGTGAACGCTATGAAGTATAGGTAGCATTTTTCTCTTAGTGTACTCATCGAATATATCATTTACATATTCTGATACGTTTTTGGCAATAGCGTAGTTTGGTTCCGAAACTTCTAATCCAATCTCTTTCTTGTTACAACCAGACTTAATTAACATATTAGAAAGTAGATAAACATCTGACTTCCTTCCTTTATCGTGGTTGTGTTTTATAATTTTATACTTAACCTTGTTAAAGTTTGTGGACCATAACTCTTCAAATATTAAATGATGACAAGTCTCAAATAGGTTTTCGTTATCTGCGTATAAATTAAGTACAGCTCTTTCTTTTTCTTTTAATGTCATTACTTATGGTATATAAACGTTGTGTTATTTTTTGTAACTCCTTGTAGCTTTCTTTTAAGTGCGCTATACCCTATATTGTTTTCTTTAGCAGCTATTTTTATAGAATCATAAATCTTACCGTCTGATGTATTAATTACTTTCATAGAACATCTTTTTATGGTTCTACTTATTAATAAATCTATTTGATGAGGATGTATCTTATTTAACCCTGTATCAAATGCGTGTTGACAATTTTCTTGATTAGTAGCCCATTCTAAATTAGAAATATGATTATTTAATTTATCTCCATCTTTATGGTTAACTTGAGGTTTATTCTTATGGTTAGGAATAAAAGCAATAGCAACAAGCCTATGTACTTTTTTAGTATGTCCATTTTTATCTTTAACCAAGGATACTAAATAATATTTCGTTGTACCTATTCCTGGTTTTAAATTTCTTTCTCCAAATCTACCTGCGAATTTTAGTGATTTTACATTTCCGAAAGTAGATACAGCATATCTACCTTCAAATCCTTCAATGTCTTTCCAAATTTCTTTTTCTTTATGTTCCATAATTAAAATACCAGCGCCTACAAAGACTCATCCACTCGCTAAGTATTAGCATTTGGCAATGTAAGCAACTGGATTTTTTTAATTTCTTTTTAGTGAATGAGTGATGCAAATATACAATTAACTTCTGAAAAAACTAGATGTTTGTTCTATTTTTTCTTGCACTTTATTCTTGTCAACAAACCAAACTGATAGCGCCTTTCCTTTCCAATTCAATACAGGTGAACCATTAGCCCCTTTCCATTCCATTGTAGAATAATATTCAAAAAACTTATTCGCAGATTCTAAAGTATATCCTTTTGATTTAAAGTATTCTCTTACATCTTCTATTTTTGGAGCAGGAGCAGGCTTCTTTTTCTCCTTCTTAGGCTTACTAAAATAACTTTTAATAGCTTCATGTGTAGCTTTAGTGTATTTCTGCTGCTTCTTTGATCCGCCTGCCAAAGTGAAATTATATAGGAATAAATCTCCTTCTTCTATTACTTCTAGTTTTACCATGTTTTTAATTCAAGTTTGAGTTATAATTTAATATTACTTAGTGGACTTTGGATTTTACTTATGTGATTATGGCTGATATGGAGGTAGATATTAGTCGTTTTTACACTAGAATGTCCAGCGAGTCTTTGGATAAGCGAAATATCAGTTCCGTTCTCAACCATGTGCGTAAAGCTGCAATGACGCATAAGGTGTGTGTAAACCCTTTTATTACATATTCCTGCTTTATCTGCCAACTGTTTAATTACTTCTCCTACACTTCTATCTGTGTATTGCAGTGATTTTTGTCCATTAAAAACATACTCGGCGGACTTGTACTCATTCCAGTAACTTTCTAATACATTAATCAAATCTTGAGATAATGGGACTTGCCTATCCTTATTTCCCTTAGCTTGGATTATATTAATTACCATTCTACTTCTATCAATATCTTTCCATTTCAAATTTATAAGTTCCGATACACGTAATCCACAAGAGTACAGTAAAGCTAAAATTGCTTTATGCTTCTTATTTTGGCAGACATTAAACATTCTTTGAATTTCGTTTACAGAAAGAACGATAGGTAGTTTCTTATCAGACTTAGGATAAGGAATCTTATCAATCTTGCTTGGCATACCTACAGTTAATTTATAGAAAGATTTAATAGAGCAAAGGTTATGCTTTCGTGTATTTATCGTTTTAAAAGTCAATAAATACTCTTTAATTTCCTGAGTCGGTATTTCTTTAGGCTCAGAATATTTATCGAATTTTATAAGAAAAGATTTAACTCCAGAAGTGTAATTTTCTTTGGTTGCATCACTATTATACTTTAAAGCACAATCAGTTTTATATCTATTTATCCACTTTTCTAAATTCATATTTTCGATTTTTTAATTAAAGAGTATTGATTTTGCTGTTAGTTTAAATGGTAGTTTACATATAATAGTTAGCAGTAATGCCTATTTGCCACGCACATACTTGCTGTTAATATTCCTTAGTGTTCTCAACACATCTTCTTCAACATTTTGCAAAACGCATCCTAAAGCATACATCTCTTGTCTGTCTGCATCTTTTGGTAATGAATTTACTATATCCCAAAATATTGAAGAAGATTTACCTGAGTAGCGGTAACGCACATAGGCACTACTGCTAACAAGTGCTTTATTCAATGCCTTAGTTTTCGGCTTCGATTTTACTTTTGTCTTTTTATTTTTCATTTGTGTTTCAATTAAATTTTATCTGTTAAGTCGGCACTAAATAAAGCACCAACCGTTAGGTACAATATTTTTAAACCCTTCCCGCCTGTGTGTAGTGTTACTCATTAGTCGTGATTTAATTTATGTACTTTTTCAAATAGGATATTTATAAAATCGTGCGATGGTTCTACTACATTATCTTTTTCATCGCTAATTTCTTCTTCAATCCATTGTGTAAGTTCTTGGTGTGGTAAAAGTATTTTTTCCAATACGCTAATTCTGTCTTTTAGCAATTCAATATCTATTTTTTTAGAACGCAATTGAGATTCTGTTAAATGTAAGTCGGTTTGTAGGTCATCAACTTGGCTGACTAAATCTTCGTTTTCTTTTTCTAAATCTGTTATAGCCTCACTCCTTTGATATAAAGCAATTTTCATTTTATCTTGTTCTAAAAGCAACATAATTATATTGCCAACAATAGTATTGTAAATTGATTCTGATTTAAAATCACTTTCTTTAATTTCAGCAGCTTTTAGTATCTGCAATGCTTTTTCAGTGTTATCCATTTTTAATTGTTTTAGTTTTTCTATTTGTAGTTTATATTTCATTTGCCTCCCCTTCTGTTTAAAAATACTGATACCTAACACAACCTAAGCCCCATTAAAACGAGGGCTTAGCTTGATGCCGTTATGTGCCATTTTAGGACACCCTTGCAATCTCATACACTTCATCAATTAAATGGTAGTGAGTTGCAAATTTCACCATTGCATAATTTAAACTACTTGCTTCAATATGTACCATTAAATCTTTATCCATACTTCTGTATTGGAATAAAAAACGGCACATAACAGCACCTAAAAAAGATGGCTTGCTTTGTTCTTCTAATAAACTTTTGTCTGTGTTCATAATTTTGTTCTTTTAATTAAGTTTCGAGGTATTAATCAGCCACCTCGTTTAGCTGCAAACCGTTACCAGCAATTAGACAAGGAAACCTTCCAATATTAATTTGTTGTGCAATATCTCAAGTCTTTCTCGTGGACTGAATAGAATATTGAAATCTTCCCATTTCATTCCACAAATTAATGCTGATACTTCTTTGAGCGCCATCTTTTGGTTGAGCGATAATGATTTATACCAACTAACTGCTGGTAACAAGCGGTTGGCGTCATTGCCGTTTTCGTGGTTTATTGAAGTTTTGTGTTCCATATCAAATTTATTTTAAAAGTGAAAGTTTAGTGTTCCAAAGTCGGCAACGAACGCCAACCGCCAGAACGTTATAAGCAATAAAAATTACTTAGTGTACACTTCGATTCGGTCATGTGCACTCCAAACATTAGCCCAAGCCCACTCCCATTCTAAATCATCAGGGCGGTTCTTTTTGTGAGCTTCTTCAATAGCTTGTATCGCTTCTTCTTTGGTGTCGTAATCTCCAATAAAATCACCCATACCACCGCTTGGGTAATAACAATCTCCGTAAAATGATAAATACGTTTTCATAAGTCGTAATTTTTACAGCTTATAACAGCACCTAACAAAAATGGCTGCTACAAGCATTTGTTTATAATTCAGAAGTTCTTACAAGCAGCCACTTCTATTAGCTGCAAAACGTTATGCCTCATTGCTTTTTGCTCGGCACTTCGTAATTTTCTTGTAACCATAAACTGAAAGTAACATCAGTTTTATGTTTTTCTGCTCTTAACCAATCACACCAAATTTCACTCCACGAAGTATGCAACGAAGGCATAACAACAGGTTTATTCAATGCGGGTTTTTTGTTCCAAAATAATATTTTTAGTAAATTCATATTTTTTGCTTTTAAGTTAATTCATCTGTTAATTCCGCACTAAATAAACCTGCGAAACGTTACCTGCAAGCGGTGGCGGTGTCAGTAATATTTTTGATTATATAACCGTTAATTCATCACCAGTTAATAGGTAGTATAAGTTTTGAAGCTCGTGCAAATACAATATGTTTTTTCCAGTAAACTCATTTTTATACTGTAATTTCCAAAATAAAGCTGTATTAAATCTAAAATCATTTAACGTATAATTATGAGTTTCAATTCCTAATGTTGCTGTTTTTTTAAATCCACATTTTAAAAGTACACTTTCACTTATATTAATACCATGCAATTCCTCTACTGGTATTTGTTCATATATGTAACAGTCTTTATTTTTAATATCAACAACATCAAATGAACCATCTATTCCAAGTAGTTTTACAGTTTCTAATGGTTCGTCTTTTTTTATTGATTTTCTAAAAACCAAATTATCTACTCTTAATTCTTTTACATTTATCATTTTATTTTGTTTTAGTTATTAATATTAAAGTCTTATAGTAACATTCTGAACCGCCAGCAGGTAACAGCACCTAATAAACATTAAGAAACGTCTATTAGCTGCAAAACGTTATCTATCTATTTAAACGTATATAAATTTAAAAGGTTACGTTTATTTTCAAAATAATTAAATTACAAATGAGTATCAAGTAATTTAAGCATTTCGAGCCAATTCTCTTTAGTTTTAAAGTAAATTTCCATCGTGGACGCACCCGCTTTTTCTCTTAATAAATAAATATCTAATCCGTAGAGTGAAGTATCGTCCTTATAAGCATAATAACCTAAGAAGTCAATTTGATTAAAAGAAAACATCACGTATCCATCTACATATACTTTTACTCTTCCGTTATAAATTTTAAGTTCGCGTTTATGTTTCATGGCATTAATCTTTTTTGTTAATAGCTATCATAGCATTTTCTAATAATTTTCCAGATAATTTCTCTATAATATAAGATGCGTGAATTAGTTTATCGTACTTACTATTAAATTCTTTTCTTTTGTCAGGCTTCATCATTTTATAAATAGGATGAGCTTTAGTCATCTCAGAGTCTTTTTTATACATTTCTATTATTCCTCTTGCGTGTAACATGGCAGCTAAATCATTATCAATACTATTCTTAGTTTCTAATTCATATCCTTTTTTAGATATAGTTAGTTTATAGTCAATAGAACCTTCTATTACTAAGTTTGTTGGAGCATCCGCCTCTTTGCGTTTTCCTGTTGTTGGATTGTTTTTCATATTTATTTGTTTTTATAGTTATTTGATAGGCATTTAAAGCATTGTTTTATTCCTTTGATAATTACCATGTCAGAAGTAAATACTGGATGTAGGCTATACTCTGTAGGTTTCTTACAGATATAACATACTTTTGTTTTATCTACTTCTTTTTCCATTTGTTCTTCATTTCTAATTCGTAGTAAATTGTGCCATATTGCCCTTTTGTAGCAAATGTAGTGTCATATCCTTTAGATTTCAAATATTCTAACTCTTTTTTATTACAAGGCTCTAAAGATATAATATCCGCGCATTGCTGTTTAGTGTAAGTATTGTTTTGAATATCGTGTCCTAAATCAGATATGTATTTTAATTGTGCGGATGTTGCCGCTTCTTGCATTTTCTTCCATCCAAATTGTTTAGCGGGAGGTAGAGATAATAATTTAATTCTTTCGTCCTTATCTCTAGTATGTTCTAAAATTGATTTCTTAGCTAATCTATCCGCTAACAGTTTATCTTTTTTTTCTTGAGTAGTAAAAGTTCTATCTTCAATAGCTTTCTTTTTATCCAACTCCCAACAATTAATTAAGCTATGTTTATTTGTAACGTCAATTACGTCAATTATAATAGCGTTTTGCCCAAACTTCTCTACAAATCCTTTAGTTTTTAACCTAGCTGCCCTACCAATACTTTGAAGATAGCGAGTTAACGATTTTGTTGGAGCTGCCATGATTGCACATCCAGTGTCTTTATGATCAAATCCTGCAACTAATATTCCAACATTGGTAATTATCTGTATTTTACCCTCTTTAAACTTAGTTATATTTTCACTTCTATCAGGAGTTAATTCTTCATTGCTACTAACGGCAACTGCATTAATGCCATTCATTTGGAACGCTTCTGCTAAATTAATAGCGTGTTGAATGTTTACGCAAAAAGCTATTGTTTGTCTTCCGTTAGCGTGTTCTTTCCATTTATCAACTATTAATTGGTTTCTAGCAAGAGTATCTACTTGATGAGATAAGTCGCCTTGATTAAAATCTCCAGCCGTTGTCTTTACATTATCTAATGAAACGTTAGTAGTTATTCTTATCGCATCAAGCTCTGTACAATACCCATCTTTAATACCTTCATGTAACCCATAATTAAATGATATTTCATCAAAAATATCTCCCATCATAACACCGTCAACTCTTGTTGGTGTTGCGGTACATCCAAGTAATAATTTAGGTTTAAAGTGGGATATTACGCTATAAGCAGATTTTGAGCCGAAAAGATGAGCCTCGTCACAGATAACACAATCGTAAAAATCAGGTGCTATCCTATCTAATCTCTTCGCTACCGTCATTACACTACCCATTACTACATTGGCATCAGGTTTAAATATATCTCCCTTTATACAACCTAAACTGAAGCCTTTAAGAGAAAACCTAGAGTCACTATCTTTTACATAATTAAGAAACCCTATTTCATTCACGTAGTTATAAAAAGAATCATCAAACTTATCTGCTATAAAAGCCATTGCCGATTGGGATACCAACTCTTCTTGGAAACTCAGCCAGAGTACGCGTTTAAAACCCATTCTCTCAAGTAGCTTTATTAATATAAATGTTTTTCCAGCTCCAGTAAAAAGCACAATAAGTTGGTTAATAACATCTCTATCGTAATTACTTATTATAGCTTCATGACATTTAATTTGATATGGATATAGTTCTTTATTCATAAACAAACGTTGTTGTATTTGGATTTATTCCTTTTAATTGTTTTGACAAAGTACTTTTACTGACTCCTATTAAATTTGCTGCCTCTGTAATGCTTTTATATATTTTTCCAGTAATCTTACATCGTACTTTTAAAGAATTTATTTCAGCTAATTTCTTGCATCTTATCCCCGCTAATCTTCTATTATTTTCACTATTTACTTTAAGTCCAATTTTAAAAGCATGGAAATTATTTTCTGAAGATGTATTCCACTCTAAGTTTTCAATTCTATTATCATCCTTAATTCCGTTTATGTGGTTAACTTGAGGTTTGTTATCAAGATTAGGTATAAAAGTTATAGCTACTAATCTATGTATTTTTAATGTTTTTCTACTATCTCTACTTCCTTTGTAAAGTGTAATTGTTACATATCCTGCCTTATCGTATTTCGGAGTTAAATATTTATTTGTTTTATTTGACCATATTTTTCCATCTGTTGAAATAAGGTAGTCTTCATAATTTGGTATAAGTTTCATAATTAAAAAACACCCGCGCCAAGACAAAGGCTCAACCACCGCTTGTTAGCTATGGACAATGTAATGGGCGGGATTATTTTAAATGTTTTCATTTAGTGATTGAGCGACACAAATATAAGGAATTAGAATGATATAAGCAAGTTCTTTACCATATACTACTTACCTAATTTTTTAAGATTACTGAATAAGGCTGCTACTACAGGAATATCTTTAATTCTGTTACCTGTAACATTAGCATGAGGGTAACAGTTTTCAATGTCTGCCAAACTATATTTAGGATTGTTTTCGTCTACATATTTAGCTCTGTTTTCTTCTGAAGTGAACGTTAAGTATCTATCCGCCACTTCCCTATCTTGTTTAGAGAAACTGTGAACAACAACAATATTTTGTGATGGAATAGTTAATTCTTTACTTAGTAAATACAATACAGTAAAATTCTTTTCAAACATATCCACACCGTCAGTAGTAGTGTATATTTTAGGTTTCTTTTCTATATGCCATGGATTAGATTCTTCTTTTACTTCTTCCCAATCTAAAGAATCTTCTACTACCCATTTGGCAATAGCTTCACATTCTTTATAAGCATAGTAATAGTTCTTGTTACTTACTCCAATTTCTACAATGATTCCTGTTTTCTTGTGTTTGTACTTTTCCATGATTATTAATTTAAAAGGTTATACGATGATTGAATAAGAAAGGTTACGATTATTATAGAAAATAATTCAAAGTTGAGTTAAAAAAAGATAGCAGTTTGATAGAGCAAACTTTTAAACGTATGAGGCAAATACTTCTAATACCCATTATCACTTCTTTTTACCACCGCCATGGTTTTAATACTACGACTCTATTACTACAACTTACCTAGGTATTGCAGTCTTTCTTCTTCATCCGCCGAGTCGTCAAACGGACTTTAATATTTGATGTCTTTCCATCAGTCAAACCTGCCCTGTAGGATTTTTTATGTCCTTGCCGTCATTATGACGCTCGGTTAGCGACTAGACTCGAACTAGCTCGTTGTCTGACTAAGGCTCGAACTTAGACTCTACTGAACCAAAATCAGTCGTGTTGCCAGTTACACCATCAGACAATTTGTGTAGAAGATAGGATTCGAACCTATGCACTGGCGGGTTTTTCCCCAAGCTCTAGCCACTGAGACTTACTTCCACGGTTATCAGCAGATTACTCGTTGTCTTAATAAATCCACTGTTAAGTAGTTTCACGAGGTCTGCTGATAGTTGTTAAACAAACAATATAAAGAACGATAGGTTTCCCCGATTGTAAAAGTAATAAATTATATCTGTTTGTAAGGATATACTCCTTTAAAAAACATATTGAAGTGTTTTCCGATGCTGTCCGCCTCAATCAACTTTCTAAACTCTTCTGCGGATACATCAGAGTATTCGTATTTCTTACCTTGATTAAATGTTACGATAAGAGTATTAGTCTCTGTATCGTATTCTAATGACTTTATTTGACTACTTACTACTTCTGTTTTAGTTTTCATGTTTGTTTTGATTTATACTGTTTAACGTAAATAAAAAATAAAGGTTACAGTTATTATTGACATTCCGCACAACTATTTTTTTGTTCTGTTGTAGGATATAAAGTTAATCCTGGTTGCGAGTATTCTTGCATTTTAGTATTTCGTTCTTGTTCAGTGGCAGCGCAGTATAAATATGCCTTGTTGCCATTAAAGTTTGAATAGATACACCATACTTTTGTGGTTGACTGTTGAGTTGTTGGTTGAACTGTTTTTTTCTTTTTATCGCAGTTAGTTAATAATAATGCGATTACTAAAATTGTGATTGATTTCATGGCGTTTTGTTTTTAAATTATACCTTTTGTACGTTATAAGTTTTATAAGGTTACATAAATATTAAAATAAATAACAAAACCCCCGAATAACGAGGGCTTTGCTGGACAAAAACAAGAAATAATCTTTTAAATCAGTAACACCACAAATTTGAAAGCTTGTGTAAATTTAATATTTTTAACTCAAAGTTGAATTATTTTTTAATAATATTTTAAGTTGAAGTGGTAGGAATCGAACCTACTTAGCCTAGACGACAGATTTACAGTCTGCTGATTTACCAAATTACCATCACTTCAATTTGCGGAAGATGAGGGAATCGAACCCACAAACCTTTTACAGCCAACAGTTTTCAAGACTGCTTCCTCGTCCATTCGGACACCTTCCAAGAGGCTAATGTAAGAATCGAACTTACTACTTTTGTTTTGCAGACAAACCTCAATCCATTTGAGTTACTAGCCATTGAGCGAAGTAATGGAATCGAACCATTATCTACGGTTTTTCAGACCGTCACATAGACCACTATGTTAACAACGCTTGTGCGGAAAACTGAGTACTCGAAACCCACTCCTTTCAGAGCAATTTGTTTAGCAAACAATTATAGTCACCTGACTATTTAGCTTTCCTTTGTACGGTTGGAGGGGCTTGAACCCTCACGCCTAAGCATAGGATTTTAAGTCCTACGTGTGCTACCAATTTCACCACAACCGCATATTTAAAAGAACTGTACCCATTGTTGGACTCGAACCAACACCATATCCTTATCCTAAGTAAGGCGCGACTACCAATTGCGCAAAACGGGCAAATAAAAAACCCTCTAGTTTTTAGTTAGAGGGTTTGATTAATATTATATAATTTATAAATCAATATCGTCCCTCTTCGTTAGTATATAACGAATAACATAAAGAAAGACTAAATAGATTTGTATTTTTCATGCGTCAAATTTACAACAAGTATTTTGAATAAAAAAATATTTTATTAAAAAAGTTTGCAGATTAATAAATTATTTGTAATTTTACATCGTGATGTGGAGGAGTTGGCTACCTCGTTGGACTCATAATCCAAAGTTCACGGGTTCGAGTCCCGTCATCGCAACAAAAGATGTTTCAATACATTACTTCTAGCAGGGTTCTGATAATTGAAATAAAACTTAATACTAAAGACAATCGGTTTTACCGAGCAAAACCTTACCGTGAACCCTGCTAAATTTATTTGGTAGGGTTTTGTGTTTTTAGAAGATTATGAAAATAATTAATATAAAATACGATTGGTGATACGGCAACTACATAAGTGGTTGTGTGCTATTAAACCTTAATATAGCTTCGTATAGTGAAATAGAGATACAATCGGGGTGCGATTAGTTTATGTCGAAAGGTAGGTGGCTAATAGTAGGTTGCCCCGAGTATAAATAATAAAACTTTTTAAATGATTAGAGTGGATGTAAAACACTTTCCGCTAGTCAGCCAAAAGCGATGGGCGAGAACTCAACCACAGCAGATGAGTAAAAGTAGGTCTTCAAACACCTACCTTTACCTAGCTCACAAGCTCGAATCTTACGCTAGCAGTAAAGGCTCAACAAACAAACTTAACTAACAAGTAAATAATTAAATAATTAATTGTAACCTTATTAATAGATTAATAGTATAAGTGTATAAATCAAACAATAACAATCATGGAAAATAAAGTAAAAATATTAGACGGAATGCCAGCAATGACAAAAGTACAATGGATTGACTTATATTCATCTTTATGGAAAGAAATAAAGTTTGGTTCTTATTCGGGAAGTATGTTACAAACA